TCGGAGGAAGGGGTATGAAAACCTGTAACAAGAAATGGAAGGCTACTTACCTCAGCGGTAAGCATGAGTGCCTTCAACGTAACGGGCATAAGGCTTGGTGCATCTGCTGGTGCGGTACTCGCAGAGTGAAGGCAAGAACTAAGAAGGCCGGGACAAAGCCATGACCTCAGAACTCGGAGGGAAGGTACACAAGATAAAAAACTTTGGTGACGATACCGTTTACGGAGTTGCTTGCAAGAACATTGAGGGATGGACGCTTTACGGTGGTAAAAGGATGCTTCTAATGACTATGTTTAGAGAACTAACCACCTGCAAGAACTGCCGCAGGGCTTTGGGGTTGAAGTGAGGTTTCTTATCGCCGCCGCCCTATGGATTGCCGCCACCATCGTATCAGACCATGCGGGCCACCAATGGCGCGAGGATTATGTTAAGAAGAACGGGAGGGTTATCAATGCCGTGCGATGAGAATTGTTATTCTGAGCAGCGCAAGAAGGCGCAGCAGACCGTGGCCATGGTAGTGATCTTCGGTCTGATCGTGGGGCTTGTGGTGCTGTTCTGCTTACCGGTGAGCTATCCGTTCCACTACGGCAACGGAGTTTTCGATACGCCGCGATGAGCCAGGACTACGATTGCATCGTCCTCTACCCTCCGACAGACAAGAACCGCAGGCAGATAGAGAGACGCCCGGACTATCAGAAAATTCTCAGTTATCAACTCGCGGTTCTGTTCGACCGCTGGCCCTCAATAAATTGAAGCCTTGCGTTTTTGACGTTCGTAGGTTAAAATAGGGGGAGTTATGATTACAGTCGGTCAGAAGTATCGCGGCTTTGACGGGAAGGTTTTCACCGTCACCAGGATTGGGACTCAGCACGTTCGATGTGAGGTCGAGTTCTCCCCAGGCCATCCTGTCGGCTCCATCAATCAGTTTTGGTTGAGCGAGCGTATCCTTGAAGGATTCAAGTTGATCCAACAGCCCGCCCTTGTTACCCATGAGTGAAGACATCGCAGAGAACGTGCCAGATGCTGGCCGCGCTTATCTAGCCTCGAAGTATTTTTGCAACGGCTGCGCCAAGTCGCCGCTCGACCCCAAGGACCTCGCCAACTTCATCATCGTCTTTTGGGAGGGCTTCGACAAGAAGACCGGAGAGCCCGTGATCCGCGATGGCGTCTTTGACGAAAACAACCGTGTGGCGATCCTGAAAGCCTGCACGTCTTGCGGGCCGAAGATCAAGTCCCTGCACCGGGACTACAAGCTCAAGCCACTCAGCGAAATGCGCCACATCCTACTCAACGATGGGCCGCTCAAGAAGATGCTCTGCGAGATCAGAGGCCGCATCAAGCCTTCCTGGCGCTTCGAGATCGGATGGGAGATGATGCTCCCGCTCTTGGAGAAGATGAAGGCCGACAAGATCGCCAAGCAGAGGCTTCATTGAGCGCTGATGGCTAAGAAGACCGCGAAGGAGCGAGCCGATGCCCGCCGCGCGGTTCTTGAGCTACGCTTCGCTTCTCTCTACGTCGCAAACGGACGCAATGCCACTCAAGCGTATATGGCGATATTCCCGCGCGCGCAACAAGGGTCGGCAGCCTCGAAGGGCTCCCTGTGGTTGAGAAAAGAAAATATCCGGACGGAGATCGGAAGGCTTACTGATCTGGCGTGGAAGGATGAGCAGTTATCGGCTGATGAAGTGCTTGGACGCATGGGCAGGATCGCAAGGCAGAACATCGCTGACTACTATTGGCGTCCCGGTGAGCTTGATCGCCAAGGTCAAGAGACAGTCGTTGGTCAGCGCAAGCCTCTTTCTCAACTCACCGAGGCGCAGACTGAGTGCATCAAGGGATTTAAGTTCAGCGCTACTGGCCTAGTGATTCAAGAGCATCACGATAAGTTAAGCCAGCTCGCCAACGTGGGCAAGCACCTGAAGCTGCTCACGGACAAAACAGAAGTTGATGTCACTGGCGGCAAATTCATTGTCCAATGGGGCGGCGATGAATCCAAAGAGTGATGCCCCTACATTAATCAAGATCGCCTACACTCCGCGATTCCCGCAGGACCTCGTTCACAAAGAGATCGAGTCTCACCGCTTCAGCGTGTTCGTCGCTCACCGGCGCATGGGGAAAAGCGTGATGTTTGTCAATCACACGATCAAGAAGGCCTTGACCAATCCACTACGCGCTGCACGATACGCCTTCATCGCTCCATTCTTGAAGCAGGCCAAGATGATCGCTTGGGATTATTTCAAGCGCTACGGCATGGTGATACCAGGAGCCACAGCCAACGAGTCAGAGCTTTCACTGACGTTGCCGAACAAGTCCAAGATCACCCTGTTTGGCGCTGACAACCCCGAGGCGATGCGCGGAACCTATTTCGATGGCGTGGTGCTTGACGAGTACGGCCAGTTCAAGAAGGGCGTGTTCAGTGAGATCATCCGGCCCACGCTCGTTGACCGCAAGGGCTGGGCTGTGTTCGGCGGCACTCCGAAGGGCATTAATGAGTTCTACGATATTCGTGAGCAGGCGTTGAAGGCTGTGGCCTCGGGCAATAAAGATTGGTGGACTGGGCTCTATCGCGCTGATGAGACTGGCGTGATCGCTGAAGATGAGTTGCGGCAACTCCAGGTCACGATCTCAGATCGCATCTATCGCCAAGAGTTTCTCTGCGACTTCTCCGCTGAAGCTGACAACGTGCTAATCCCGATTGACCTAGTGAGCGCGGCCTGCGCTCGCGTGATCCGTGAAGAAGACTTGGTTGGTGCGCCCAAGATCATCGGTGTTGACGTTGCGCGGTTCGGCGACGACCGCAGCATCATCATAAAACGCAATGGGCTCGGCGTCTACACGCCGCAGATCATTCGCAAGACCGACAACATGACGCTGGCCGGGATGGTGGCTGTTGAGATCAACAAGTGGAAACCTGACGCCGTGTTCATTGATGCAGGGCGCGGCGAGGGCGTGATTGATCGTCTGCGTCAGGTTGGCCACAAGGTTCAAGAAGTAAACTTCGGCGGCAAGCCAACCGATGGTGGGATGCACTCAAACAAGAGAACTGAAATGTGGGACAAGATGCGCCAGTGGCTTGAGAGCGGTGGCGTTCTGCCTCCCATGCAGGAGATCAAGGCTGACCTCACCACGCCGACGTATGACTTCGACGCCGCCAACCGTATGCGCCTTGAAAGCAAAGAGGACATCAAAGAACGACTGGGACGCTCGCCTGACATTGGTGACGCTCTGGCTCTCACGTTTGCGTTTCCTGTGGTCAAGCACGTTGACTCCGTTGATTCGCCTTCGCATCAAAGCTACGCTCGCCCTGCAAAGCCGTATAATGTTTTCGGAGACTTGGAAGATGACTATCCAAGAGGCGGCGGCATCAACGATGATGAGCCAAAGCAGGCCGGTAAATATTGAAAAGCCTTGACGAAATTGTATTCATCATGTATTCTATCCGCACATGGGCGTTCCGGTCATGCTGGCGAGTGATGAAGTTCGGCTGATCGAGGTAGTCCGTGCGATCAAGGCCCGCGAAGGCTTTGGCGAGTTTCAAGGCGCAATTGCAAACAGGGAGATCACGACCATCCGAGAACAGTACACTCACAAGCTCAACAAGTAAATAGCCGAGTCGGACACGATAGGCGCTCACCAGGAGAAATCCTGGGGGCGCTTTTTTTATGCCTGGGAGGGCGAATGGGCGGGGCGCACGGTTCAGCCGGTGGAGACACGGGAATAGGGTCTTGGTTGCCGAGGGTATTCAACCCTCAGAAATGGATTCCAGACCTTACCGGGCAACGTGAGAAAGAGGGAGCAATCAAGGCGACCGCTCTTGCCAATGCCGATCAGGCTCATCGCGCAGGCGAATTACAGACACAACTTCTCCAGCAGCCCAAGCAAGTCAGCCCCGACAATTTCCTAGCCACCAAGGCCAAAGAGCTTGCCAACCTACGCCTCGGCCTAGCAAGCACAATCACTGGAGGCGGGGCAGGTGGCGCAGTTCTATCATCGCCAAGCCTGACAGGCAATGGACCCGGCAAGGTTAAACTAGGCCAATGATAGCCCCGCCCAACACATCGCCTTCAGGAGCCTTTGGTGGCCCTCCGGTACAGGTGTGGGACAAGGGCGACTACAAAGTTTTCCCACGCGAGAGTCTTGCACCGTTCCAACTCCGTTGGTCAACGATGCGCCTGGAGTTCATGTCCAAGTGGTATCAGCAATACCGTGACGCCTCCCGCTACATCAACCCCAAGCGCGGATTCTTTGAGGGCTATATCCCCAACTGGAACGCGCAGATCGACCACCGCCTCATTATCAGCGGCAAGCCCAGGCGATGCGTTCGCACCCTAGCTGCCGGTATGCAATCAGGACTCAGCACACCGAGCCGACCTTGGTTCTTGCTTGGTTTGCCGGATCAGGACCTTGAGAAATACGGCCCCGTCAAGCAATGGCTTCAGACCGTGCGCGACATCATTCTGCGCGTCTACGCCCGATCCAACATCTACCATTCGTTCCACCACACCTACGAAGAACTCGGCCAGTTCGGAACTGGAGCCTTCGGCATCCACGAGGACTACGACACCGTGCTGCGAACTCGGTCCTACACTGTTGGGGAATATTACCTATCGGTAGATGAGCATGGCCGCGTCAATGGCTTCGCTCGGCAATACTGGAAGACCATCGACAACATCGTCAACGAGTACGGCTGGAAGAACTGTTCGCAGAAGACGCAGACCGCCTACAAGGCAGGGCAACGCGACACGTTCCAGCAGCTATACGAACTCTGTGAGGCAAACACCACGCGCATTGAAGGCAAGATCGGCTTCGAGGGTATGAAGTTCCGGCAAGTGACTTGGGAGGCTGATGCTCCTCCGGATCAGATGCTCTACAAGGGCGGCTACAACGAGTTCCCCAACGTCTGCCCGCGCTGGGACACTGTGACCACGGCTGACACGATGGGTGTTGGTCCTGGGCTCTATTCCATCGGCGATGTGAAATCAACCTATCGCCTCAAGAAGGACCTGCTCATCGGCGTCCAGAAGAAGGTTGATCCGCCTGTCATCATCAACGGCAGCGTTCAAGGCCACGCCAATATGACCCCTGGCGGCATCACGCGCTCAAGTTCGACTGTCGCAAACCCTGGCGCTCAGCCCGCCTATCAGGTGGACATCGACCTCAAGGACGGGGCTGAGTTCTTGCAGAGCTTCTACCGCGATCTCGATGAAGAATTTTACACAGACCTATTTGCGGCCATGCTCTCAACAGATCGAACTCAGAAGACAGCGGCTGAAATTGCAGCGCGTCACGAGGAAAAGCTGTTGTTACTTGGCCCCGTTCTTGAGCGCGTCTTCTCGGAAATGTTCGACCCGACGATTGACCGCTCGTTTGCCATCATGTTGCGAGCTGGGCTTATCCCGCCGCCTCCTCCAGAGATTCAGGGCATGGACATGACGCCGCGCTATATCTCGCTCTTGGCCCAGGCCCAGCAGATGGTAGCGACCGCCTCCAACGAGAAGGGCCTTGCGTTCATGGGCAATATGGCCGGTATCAAGCCTGACGCTTTGGACGTTGTGAACTTCGATGAAATGACCCGCGAAGAAATGACGGCGCTCGGTGTCTCCGAGAAGGCCATGAACAGCCCCGAGGTCGTGGATCAGATTCGTCAGGATCGCGCCAAGCAAGTAGCGCAGGCTCAGGCCCAGCATGACGCCATGGCCGCTGTGATGGCCGCTAAGAATCTCGGCGAGACTAAGCTCGGAGACAGCAACGCTCTCGGACACATGACCGGTATTCACCCTACGCAAGGAGGCATGGCATGATTGGACCAAACCCGTTTCCTACGCCGATCACTTACCCCGTTTAAATGGCCAAAGAACCGAAGCCGCCAACGGTAAAAGATCGACTGGACGAGATCGAGCGCGTCATTGCCAAGGACAACCTTGAGCTAAATGGCCACGATCCTCTTGGCCTCGTTGCCCCGCGCAATGAGGACATTCTCGTTCAGCAGAATGAGTCTGACGATCTTCGACGTGCGATCTCTGATGCGGCGGTGCGACGGTTCATCCAGCGCCTTTACGACCTGGGCGGGCTCATGGACTCTGACAGCGACCCGAACCCTACTGTCTTGGCGCACCATGCGGGCCGTCGCTCACTCGCTCTTGACATATTCAACGCCATCGACAGGGTGGACCCTGCCGCCAATTGGCAGATGAAGCGCGAGAAGCTATCGAACGCGAAATCACAGGAGAAGAAACAGGATGCTGACCAAGGTTGAGAACTGCTCGACGTGCCGCAATTACTTCCCTACGCCCAAGGGTAATGAGGGTGATTGCCACTATTTACCGCCGAGCGCAGAAGGATTCCCAACGGTATACCCGACGACTTGGTGTTCGCAGTACCGCGCAGACCAATTGAAGATAGACGCTCAGAAGTCACAGGAGAATAAATAATGCCTACCGAAGCCCCTCCCGCACCTGTACCCGTTGCCGCGCCTCCGGCTGCTGTCCCTCCTGTAGCCGCTGTGCCTCCCGTTGTCGCGCCCCCTGCGGCGGCTCCGGCAGTAACACCTGCGCCTACCGCGCAGCCAGGATCGCTTTTAGAGGCCGCTGGTGAGCCTCCGAAACCCGGTGAAGCACCGAAGACGGGAGAGAAGCAAGGAGCGCCCGAGGCGTACTCCGACTTCAAATTGCCGGAGGGATTAACTCTCGACGCGAAGCTGATGGATTCGTTCAAAGCTACCGCCAAGGAGCTAAACCTCTCGCAAGAAGCCTCACAGAAGTTGGTGTCGTTGCAGGCTGAACACGCAAAAAGCACAGCGGAGTCCCTGGTTAAAGATGCCGAACAGCAACGCACCACGCAGATCACCGCGTGGCAGGCCGAGACGAAGACCGCTCTCGGTGCTGAATGGCAGAAGGAACTGGGGTTCGCGGGCAAAGCGTTGGATGCCTTCTGGCCGCCTGAGTTCAGGAAGATGCTGACGGCAAGTGGACTCGGAGATCATCCCATGATGGTTAAGGGGCTTGTGCAGTTGGGCAAGTCGATGTCCGAAGCCAAACCTGGAGAGGGAAACCGATCCGGGGTCGTTGACCCGAAGGAAGCGAATTATCGCGCAATGTTCCCGAAGATGTTCAACGAAGACGGGAGCAAAAAATAAAATCCAATGACCAAGGAGGTCTAAAATGCCCGCATCAGCCATAGGAAATACGCAGCTCACCCTACTCGACTGGGCCAAGAGAGTTGACCCGGACGGGAAGATGGGTAGCCTGCCTATCGTCGAAATCCTCAACCGCGAGAACGCCATCGTTCAGGACGCCTCGTTCGTTGAAGGAAACACCAACACTGGCCACCTGACCACGCTCCGAACCGGTCTTCCGGCCATCGCCTTCCGGCAGCTCAACGCCGGTATTCAGCCCAGCAAGTCTACGACCAAGCAGATTCATTTCACCGCCGCTTGGCTCGAAGGTCTGGGCAAGGTTGATGAACGCCTCGTCGCTATGGCCTCGGATGGCCCCGGCCTGCGTTTGTCGGAAGTCTCGCCGTTCATGGAGTCGATGGGTCAGACGTTGGCCTCGACCATGTTCTACGGCGACGTGCGCGTCAATCCGGATCGTTTCACCGGCCTGAGCGCGTACTACGCGAACCTCAATCCGTTGTATCAGCAGAATCCGGAAGCTCTCGTCAATCCGTCTGCCACTCAGCCTGACTCGGGCCGCAACGTCTTCGACGCCTCTATGAACTCAGAGGGCGAGACGTTCGGCAATGCCGCGAACGGCAACAACACGTCGCTCTGGCTCGTTTGCTGGGGCGAGCAGGGCATCACGGCGTTCTTCCCCAAGGGTTCCAAGGCTGGAATGAGCCATGAAGACCTTGGTCGCTGGCTTGTCGATGACGGTCGCGGGATCGGGGCTCAGTATCTGGCGTGGGTGGACATCTACCGCGCCAACATCGGCCTCGCGCCTCGTGACTGGCGGCAAGGCGTTCGCATCGCGAACATCGACGTTGTTGCCCTTCAGTCTGCGGGCGACGACAACGATCAGAGCGCGAACCTGCTCAAGAACATGATCCAGGCCAAGAACTACATCCAGGACTTGAACAAGGGCCGGGCGTTCTGGTACTGCAACCGGGTTGTCAAGACTTACCTGGAGATCAAGGCCATGAACAAGTTCAACAACATGCTCACCACTCAGCAACTTGAGGATGGTAACACGTTGACGCGGTTCGCCGGAATCCCGATCCATCGGTGTGACGCTATCCTCAACACCGAAGCACAGGTGAGCTAATAAGATGGCTCTCCTGCGACCGAGATTCTTAACCGCAGGCCGCAATTCGCAGAACGGGCTGGCTGGCTATCTTCAGAGATTGTTTTCGGCGATTGGAAAGACCACTGTTCTCAATGGTCAGACTTCCATCACCGTTGTCGATCCTCTGGCTAAAGTCGGCGATGTCATTCTGGCGAGCGTCCTGACGGCAGGCGCAAATCCGGTATATGTTGTCGGTACGTCCATTATCGACAACACTTCGTTCACGATCAACGTGAGCGGCGATCCGGGAGCAGGCGGGGCAGTTATCGCGTTCGCGCGATTCCAGGCTCAAGTCCTGTTCCCTAACTAGGACCCCGAAGGGGAGGGAGGAAAAGACATGATACTTGATGCACAGTTGACACTCAGTAACCTCGCCAACGGGGATTCTCCGTCTGCGATTGGGGACAATGCGTCGCAGTTCTACTACGACCAGATGCAGAACAACCTGAACTTCTCGGCTCCGGGCGGCGGTGCTTACGTTGCCCCGTGGCTGGTCGTTCAGGATCGGGTCGCGTTTACGTCGGCTGGGGCTATGACCATCCAGGCGGTTCTTCAGGATGCGCCGGAGCCTTCGCTGACGACGACTCCTACGGGACCTGTCGTGTGGACGGATCGTATTCTCGGTCCTATCTTCACGGTCGGCGGGGCCGTTGCTCCGAGCATCAATCGGTATCTGCTCGTGGCTCGGCTCCTTCCGTCGCTGGAACGCTACTTCCGGGTCGTTTACCGGATCGGCGGTTTCGTCGCTACGGCGGGAACCGTTCAGACCTTCGTGACTCTTGATGTCGATGTGGTTGACATCGCGATGCGCGAGGCGTTGACGTATGTGACGCAGCCCGGACAAATCCAAGAGGCGGTTTCTCAGAGCATCTTGGCTCAGTAAATTCTTACCTTTCTTGGGTGGGCGCGGCTGCTCCTGTGGCCGCGTCCACTCGGGGAAGGATTTAAAATCACAGGAGAACAACTTATGACCATCTACAGAATCGTGAACACTTGCGAGCTTTTCGGATCACAGTACGACGCGGGCGGTTACGTCGGGCTCGATGAAGAACAAGAGAAAGAGCTGATGCTCGGCAAATACGCCAAGGAAGTCCCTGACGCTCAGGCGCTCCGACGCGATCCCAGCTCTAAGAAAACCGTGAAGATCGGGAACAAGAACTTGGTCAAGGCCAAGAACTCTGAAATCTCCGGTCAGGAAGGCAAGCCCATCGACGATGGATTTATCAGCTATCCTCCGGCGAAGAACCCTGTGCAGCAGGGTATGTCGAGAGGCGATACTCACGCGACCCAATTCCAGACCGTTCGGTAAATCGACCATGCCGCGCCCTTTAGCGAATAGGGGCGCGGCTAGTCCGGTGTGGTACAATAGATACATGGAAAAAATAAAAGAGTCTTGCTGGTGTGTGCGGTGCGAGAAAAATTTGCCATCAGAATCATTCAGAATAAACACAAAAAACAAAAAAGGTCTTCCAGAAAAACATTTCAGGCAACCGTGCAAGGATTGCTTTTCTTCGGTGCGCAGAGGAATCTCTTATTCGGTGGAGAAGAACGGCTTGCGTAAATGCAACATATGCCAAAGAGAGCTTCAGGTATCTAGCTTTGGAGAGCATGGGAAATCTCATCCTGGCCTTTTGAAAAGACGTTGCAAAACCTGCGATCATCTTAGAATCGTTTCAGACAAGAGAGATCGTCTCTATAAAATAACGCCGCAAGAGTACGAGCAGATGTTCATTTCTCAGTGTGGCGGTTGCGCCATTTGCGGCGTAAAAGCCGAATCACTGTCTCGATCATTGTCTGTAGATCACGACCACAAAACAGGAAACGTTCGCGGGCTACTTTGTAGTCGGTGCAACACAGGAATCGGATTGCTTGGAGACAGCGTTGAGATCATCCTTTTGGCCATGAGATATTTAGAAAAAGGAAGGAGCTAATATGCCGCAGCCATTGTCTCCCGTGGACATAGCCAACTTGAGTTTGGCCAACATCAACGCGAAACCCATCTTGACGCTAGGTGACCAGAATGAAACCGCTCGCATGGTCAACCGCTGGTACGACCACATGAGGCGCGAGTTGCTTGAGGCTTGCGATTGGACCTTCGCCCGCAAGGTCTTCAAGCTAAATCTCATCGGTCAGGCGAACGGTGTTGCCGATTTCCCTGAATGGGCTCAACCCTGCACACCGCCGCAACCCAATACGCTCGTGGATAGGAACTGGGTCTTCCCTTGGGCCTACATCTACGCCTACCCGCCAGACGTTCGCTTCGTCCACAAGGTCTACAACGTCCATTCACCGAGCGGCCTCACGGAATGGTCGGGCTACGCCGGTACGCAGTTCAGGACTTGGCTAGAAACTCAGCAGGCTGGATGGGAGTTGATTCGCTCGCGCAAGACCAATGAGTACGCCATCGCCTGCAACATCCAACACGCGATCTGCAAATACACCCACGACACCGTGGACGCGAGCCAGTTCAGCTCGAACTTCGTCACGGCCCTATCGCTCAAGATCGCGCAACGCATCGTGCTTCCTCTGACCGGAGACAAGGAACTGAAGCAGATGGTGGACGCCGATCTTGAGAAGGCGATGACTGACGCCGAGCGACTGAACCTGAGCGAGAACCCTGAGTTCGGCCCCAGGTCGAGCGCCTACGAAGACACCAGGGGCATGTAGTGGCAATGCGCGACACTCAAGCCACTTTTGCAGGCGGCGAAGTAACCCCTGCTCTTTACGGCAGAACAGACCTACAGAAATACAAGACCGCCCTCAAGGCCGCTCGCAACGTGAACATCATCCCGCAGGGAGGGGCGCGCAATCGTCCTGGGACCAAGTTCATCGCCAAGGCCGGTGACTCGACAAATCCCGTTCGCTTGATCCCGTTTATCGCCAGTACGACGCAAGCCTACATCCTTGAGCTTGGAAATTTCTACGCTCGCTTCTACACTCAGGATGCCCAGGTCAACATCGGTTCTGCGACAGCTTGGGTCACGGCGACAAACTACAGCGTCGGCAACTACGTCACCGAGAGTGGCACGATCTACTACTGCCTGATCTCCCACACTTCAGGAGTCTTTGCTACCGATCTCGCGGCAGGGAAGTGGGTCGCTCAGACCATCTATCAAATCCCTACGCCTTGGGCCGCAGCCGACATCTTCCAACTCCGCTTCGCCCAATCTGCCGATGTGATGTACTTCGCCCATCCCGATTACCCGCCGCAACTGCTGACCTTCAACTCGTCTGCGAACTGGGTGATGACAGCCTTCCCTTTCACCAATGGTCCGTTCATGCTCAGAAACACAGACCTGAGCAAAACGATCACTCCAAGCTCCATCGTCGCGCCTACCGGGAACTTCAACGTCGCCTCGGTCTTCATCTACAACGGTCCTGGGTATACCGGCAGAGTCGTCATCAATACCACAACGAGTCCGGCAGGAGGATGGTCGGCTTACGTTGGCGCGATGATAACGCTCGCCGGACTGACCGGCAACGTGTCCATCTACAACGGCTTGACGTTCTCGGTTTCAGACCTGTCCGGGGCAACCTACCTCGTCCTGGCCGATGCGAATAACTCTGCGGTTCCTATCGTCTCTGATGTTTCAGGGAGCCCTTGGTCTATCGGGGCTGGCGTTGTCACGGCGGCAACTGCCGGAGTCACACTGAACGCGAGCCAAGCTATTTTCAACGTCGGGCAGATCAACGGATTATTCCAGATCGTCTACACCATCAGCGCTCAGACGCTTTCCCCGGCATTGACCGGAGCCAATCAGCAGAGCGCAACCGTCAGGTGCGGTTCGACATACAGCATCATCACCAATGGCGGCTGGACAGGGAGTATTGCCGTTCAGGTTTCTACCGACAATTCTCTGACCTGGACCACGATCCAGACATTCCAATCTACCGGGAACAACAACTTCACCACGAGCGGGGCCACTGGTTTCAGCCAATGCCTGATCCGCGTTGTCTCGCAGGGAACCGCTGGCTTCAATCCGGTTGGCTCTCCGGCATGGGCCGGGACGATGAACGGAATCCTAACGACCACTTCTTTCGATTGGGTTACGACGGTTAAGATCATCGCCTACACGAGCCCAACAATTGTGGCCGCGAGTGTGCTGACAAATCCAGGAGAAGGATCAGGATTGGGAGGCACTACAGCGACAGCACAATGGTCCGAGGGATCGTGGTCAGACTTCCGTGGCTTCCCAACGTGCGTGACATTCTACCAGGATCGTTCGGCTTGGGCCTCTACGCGCTCTGAGCCAAACACCGTTTGGTTCAGCAAGACTTCAAGCTATGCCGATTTCGGAGTCAGCGCACCTCTCGTAGACTCAGACGGCTTCAGCGTGGTCCTTGCCTCTCGCCAACTCAATTCTGTGAACTTCCTGATACCAATGCCTCAAGCCCTTATCGCTGGCTCTGGAGACATGGCCTTCGGATTGGCTCCAGGCAGTAACGGTATATTCTCGGCTACGTCCGTATCGCAAACACCGATGGATCACCGGGGCAGCTTCAACCTAGAGCCCGTCGTGGTCGGCAATGAGATCATCTTGGTTCAGCAGATGGGAACCGTAATCCGCAACCTGATCTTCCAACTCGCCGTCAATGGCTTCATGGGCGACAATATCAGCGTGGCGTCTCAACATATGTTCACAGGCTACACCCTCAAGGCTTGGGCCTATCAGCAGGAGCCTGACAGCATCATTTGGGCCGTCAGAAGCGACGGTGTTCTTCTCTCCTGCACCTACGACCGCGCCCAGGAAATGAACGCATGGACGCGCCACGATACGGCTGGCGGGCTCTACGAGAGCGTGGCCTGTATCCCGAACATCGCCCTCGGCATCAACGAGATTTGGTTCGTCGTCAACCGCGCAGGAATCCGCTACATCGAAGCGCTCAGGCCGCGCGACCAGGGAACCGTCCCGTCGGCTCAATGGTTTGTTGACGCAGGCGTTCAATACAACGGAGCGCCTGCAACGGTGATCTCTGGCATCCCCTTCCCCGACGGGACCGTTGTGGCCGTCCTTGCCGATGGTAACGTGGTCAGCGGATTGACCGTGACGGTTGGGGCTATCACTCTTGCGGCAGAAGCATCAATCGTCACAGTTGGAATCCCTATGGTTTGGGACGTTGGGCTGCTCGACATCGAAGTAGCGCAGAATCAGAAGGGGTCACTCCAAGGGCAGCGCGTGAAGATGCCTCGCGCAAAGATTCGCTGTTGGAACTCGCGTAGCGGGTATATCTCGACCACGCCTCCGGCATCAAGCACCGGACTGACCGACACCGACGGAGGATCGTTCGACGCTCTTTTCGACATCATGCAGCGCGACCCCGCTACAAATTTCGACACGCCGCTTCCGCTTGTGACCGGGATCGTTGACGCGACACTTGCCTCGGGCTACCAGTATGGGGCTGGAATCTGCTTGCGCGGTGTTGATCCATTGCCCTTTGCCTTGCTAGACGTTTTGCCTGTCGTTGTTCCTGGGGGAGACTGATCCATGAAAGTTTTAATCCGTGACGCTGTGCGATCTGACATTCACGCTCTGAAGAACAAGTTGCGGGAGGCTGATTGTGAAGAAGTTTTGGCGGCGGGTAACTCGTCGGCAGAAGCCGCGCTTACCCATTCATTCGATAGATCGTCCCTTTGCTTTTGTGTGGAAGTCGAAGGCTCTCCAGCGGGTCTATTTGGGATCGTGCCAGATTCTCTCGTTGGTGAAAGCGCGAATGTCTGGTTCCTCGGGTCGCCGGAAATGAGCAAAATAAAGAAGACTTTCGTGAAGATGAGCCGCAAGGTTATCGCTGATTTTTTAGTACAATACCCGCGTCTCTGGAACGTGGTTGATGCCCGCTATGAATCTTCGATCCAATGGCTCATGAGCTGCGGTGCTGTGTTCCATAGCGACCCTATAATTATGAGCGGAGTTCCGTTTTACGGATTCGTTTTGCGGAGGAAAGCCTAATGGGAGCAGCCGCTGTACCCCTGATGGTCGGAGGCGCGCTATACTCTGCCTACAATGAGCGCGAGGCGGGCAGGTCAGAGTCATCCTACTACAACTACCTCGCCGACACGGCCAGGACCAATGCCGGACTCGCAGAAGCCGGGGCCACGGCCAAGAAGTACCAGATCGCCGCCCAAGCGTCAGACGAAGAACGCAGGATAACCGAGCGCGTGGCCGGGACCGTGGGCTCGCAGAAGGCTGCGATGGTCAGCGGCGTAGGTGCATCTTCTCGATCAGCCCAGGACATCGTATCTGACACGATGAACAAGGGCAACCTAGACGAAATGGCCCTACGCTACAATTCAGAATTGGCGTCCAAGAACGCCGACATCGAGGCCAAGACGAGCATCATGAATTACGGAACCGAGGCAGCAGGTTACAATATCGCCGGGATGAACGCGATCTCGATGAGTAGAGCCAGGGCGAATCAAAGCCTTCTAAGCGGGGCTGGCAGCGTAGCCTCCATGTGGTATGCAAACCGGAACGGCATTGGCAAGGTCGGTACTACCAAAGTTGATGCCGCTAGCGGTAGCGGCGGCGGTGGTGATCGCATCGGTGCTAAACCTTTCTCAAGATCGGTTTTGTCGAGGAAGTATTAGTGGCAACAATTCCGGAGTACCAACCTTCCGAGCGGATAGCCGATCCTGGCGTTCCAAACGTCAGCGCTCAACCGATGGCTCCGGCATCTTCACAGGCAGGAGTATACGAGGCGCAATCAAACCTTGGACAATCAGTAGAACATCTTGGCGTTCAGATGGTAGAAATCTTGGCTTCAAAGCGACGCCAAGACGAGGAGATGGAAGTCAAC